ATACCAATTTCTTCAATCATTAGCAATCATTAAACGCACTACCAACTTCAGACCCGATGGTTTCTCCTGCTTGCTGTCCTAGGAGCAATGCCCAACCGCCTGCTAACCATCCGATGTATGGAATGCTAGAGACCGCTGGGACTACGAGACCAGCACTAATTGCTGTCCCTGCCATTGCACCTTGAGACCGTGCTCCAGCGTCCGCCGCGATACACTCTGCGCTTAGGGCATTCGACTTTCCCTCAGTGGTGTCTGCCGTGCCTCCTAGGTTACGGACACCATCCATCGTGTATTGGTCACGACGATATTCATTACGTTGCTCGGTGCCGCCACCAAACAATCCTTTTTTGTTTCTGTTTAAATGTAAAGACTTTTCTGATTCCAATACCTTAGGGTCATTGGCACGGTATTCAATCTCATAACCGTCTTTACCTGCTTTGATTCTATACGATGAGTAAGGACCACGGGGAAGATTAATTGTAGGGACGGTCGGCGGTTCTGCCTTCCTATCAATCAAGTAACCAAGTAAACCAAGGTGTGAGATAGCAAACAAAGCACCAGCAGTGGTGATAATTATTTTCCATCCAGATGGTTTCTTCGTTGGTGCAATGTAATCTTCCTTTTCGTGGTTAAAGATACTCATGGTAATTTGGGGATAGCAGGTCCAGTTACCTCAGGCATCTCTGGCATAGCACTATCCAACATCCCTGGGAGGGCATTAGAAACAGCACCGACAGCAGCTTCAGTAACTTTAGTAATAGCACCCTCTACGAGGGCATCTTTCTGTGTATACAAATAAACACCCCCACCAATCAGACTCAAAGAAGTCAGACCAGATAGGAGTGCGATAACATTAATCAGTTTTTGCATCTTTCTTTGGCTCTACAGCTGAAACAACAGGAGGTTCCTCTTCTTTCTTCTTAGCCGCTTTACCATTACCATTTCCACCTGCTTTGGCAGGACTCAAACCGAAGGCAGCTAGCGATCCAGAAAAGACCGATGCGATAAAGGTAGGGTCAAAATCAAGAATTTTTTGACCGTTTGGAAGTCTAACGTAAGAGAATGTCAGGAGAGAAGCAGACCAAATAAGTACTACGACTTTCACTAAATTACCAAGAACTTCAGATTTATCATCATCGTGGTCTTCCTTCTCTACTGCGGGCTTAGTGTCCGCCATTTGTAGAGAGCAAGGCTCTTCTATTTAGTGATATAACCTTCTTCAACCAACCACTTCTTAGTCAATGGTGTTGGAGGGTAAACTTTCCACATCTCACCTGCTGCACATGCTTCTAGTGCTGCCTTAGTCATACCCTCAGTGCGTCCTGCCCACCCTGCTTCTGCTTCCCAGGGCACTGCATTAGCAGGATATGTGCGCTCTGCCATGACACGCCAGACAATAGGCACTTCTTCTTCAGGTTTAATGATAGCAATCAAACTATTCTCGATGCTGCCTGCCATACAATCCTGAGCAGCGTGCCATCCCTCATGACGCATGACACTCATCAGATAAGAAGTGCGACCCATGTGGTCTCTATTCAAGAAAAAGTTATTGCTAACCGTATGATAGACACCACGATGATTGACTGGGAAATACTTCGAGTCTGCTAGAAACACCTCAACTCCGACCCTATCAAGGGAAGCGAGCATGTCGTTGAATTCGTCAGCAACAATATCATAATTAATATCGGGATACTCGTTAGCAATATCAGCGATACTTTCGACTTTATCGACTCCATCTGTACACTCTCTGAGTAGCATACAACCCATGGCATCCATAGTATTGTATCCTTTGATATGTCCTCTAGCATGGTCTGCCATGACAGGGACAGTCATACCATGCAATGCACCGAGCATTGCCCCTGCAAAGATAGCATTCCAAAAATCATTTTTCATATCATTTATCAAACATTTGAATATAGTATTCTGCGTCAACTACCACCAAAGGTTTCTTACCATTCTTTTTGATAACAACTATGGGCTCATAGTCTCCACAGTTAGCAGCAGATTGCTCGTAAGCATCCCAAATATTGAGCTTCTCTACATTCTTACATTCTATACTATGAGGAAACTTTTGTCTAGCTGCCCGTGCCATGATGAGGTCTTCACCACCAGCACCCATGCTGCGTGACTCAATATCTTCTGGGTGGACATTCAATTTTTCAATCAACTGCTCTCTCACCCACTGCTGCAATCTTCTTCCTTTTGCTTTCGCAGATTGCGGTCGCATAAAAAAATACCCCCATCACTGGGAGTATTTAGAGTATTTAAATTTCATTGCTTGGAGAAACCATGCATCCGTCAAACACTTAGGACCATGAAGCAGGATTTCCACCTGCCTCTGTGGTAAGTTTGGGTCTTGGAGTGCTCTCTTTCTCCACTCAGGAATTTCGGTCATAGTTTGAAACCAGCAAAAGTATCTTTCTTCACGTCTTGTTTAATACCACCAATTACATATGATTCCACCTCTGTCTCCTGAGGGGCGACTTGTAGACCCTTAGAGGACAGCCAGTGCTGCGTCCAGGGTAGGGGGTTGTTAGACATGGGAGTGTCGAAGACTGGCTTGAGACCGATTGCTCTCATGCGACGGTTGGCAATATACTCAACGTAGGAGCTGAGTAGTTTTTCATTGAGACCAATGATGCTACCATCCTTGAAGAGATACTCTGCCCACTTCTTCTCTTCTTCAACAGTGCGCTTGAATTGCTCTACCGTCCACTGCTCTTCTTCCTTAGCGATTTTAAGGATGTCAGGGTCATCCCCATCACGCCATTTGTTGATGATGTTTTGAGTAAGGACAAGATGCTGGCTTTCGTCTCGGGCGATGAGAGAGATAATTTTAGCGGATCCCTCCATAATTTTGAGCTCACCAAACGCAAACGAGCAAGCAAAAGAGACATAGAATCTGATTCCTTCCAGGATGTTGACATTGACTACTGCCTTGTAGAGTTTCCTTTTGAGCTCATAGAGTTGCTCTTCAGCATAGTATACACCTTCTTGAGCGTGCTGCCAGTCATTACTGTTACCGTATTGCTGTGCTGCACGGATGAAGTCGTCGTATGCTTGAGTAACGCTCTTCGCTCTCTCCATAATGTTAGCATCATCTAGGATGGTGTCAAACACTTCAGTGGGGTCAGAGTAGACATTCTTAATAATGTATGTATAGGAGCGGGAGTGAATCATCTCCATCATCTCCCATACAGTCATAGCCCCCTCAAGCTCGGGTAGGCTAACGTAAGGGATAAAAGCCATCCCAGGACCACGCCCTTGTACAGAATCCAACATGATTTGGTATTTAAGATTCGACGTGTAGATATGCTTCTGCTCGGGGCGTAGTTGTGCATAGTCTGCTCTGTCCTTTTGAAGGGAGACCTCTTCAGGTCTCCAGAAATATCCAAGTTGCTGTTGAGTAAGTTTCTCAAAGACAGGATACTTATATGAATCGTAACGTTGGATGCCTAGTGGGGCACCGAAAAACATGGGTTGTTTCTTTGCGTTGACAGGATTCGGATTGAATACTGTCATGCCATCTACCTTTGGTCTGTCTTCGTTTAACTTAAATTTTGCAACTGTCACAATCTTCCTCCTCGGGTGCTGATTCTAGGATTGAATTCAGTAAACTTTCTACTGATTTTTTCTTGTCGTCTTCATCGTCTGCGTCCTTCTTAATATCATATGTATTCTGATAGTAAGAGGTCTTCCATCCATACTTGTAGGTATTCAGGAAGTCTTCTGCCATGACAGAAACTGGGACTTCATTGTCTGGGTAGTTTTCTGGATTGTAACTCCAGTTACCACTAATCGCCTGGTCAAAGAATTTTTGCATTACAGCAACAATATTAATATAACCATGATTAGACTCCATGTCCCAAAGAAGCGTATATACGTTTTTAAGAGTTGTATATTGAGGGACAATCTGTTTGAGGACTCCCTTCTTCGACTTCTTAATGGACAGGAATGCACGGGGAGGCTCGATTCCGTTTGTGGCATTTGACACAACGGAACTGCTCTCCGATGGCATCTGTGCGGACAGTGTTGAGTTCCTAAGTCCGTATCTAATGATATCGTCTC